ATTGTAACGTTTCATCTAGAATCTTCTAAGGTGTTGCGTATTACTGCTCGTTTTGATGATAATACTATGTTCTTTAGTGATGAAGGTAAGTTACAAAAGATTGAACCAATTGAATATTTTACTAAATTTGGTTTTATTCCGAATCCCGATGGAAGCTTTTATGACCTCGGATTTGGAGTCTTACTCGGACCTATTAATGAGTCCGTTAACACGCTTATCAACCAACTTATCGACTCAGGAACACTTAATAACTTGCAGTCTGGATTCCTTGGAAAAGGTCTTAAGATGCGTATGGGAGAAACCAAGTTTACTCCCGGTGAGTGGAAAGCAGTAAACTCCACAGGAGATGATCTAAAGAAACAGATTGTTCCTTTGCCTTCTAAAGAACCTAGCACAGTTTTATTTCAACTCATGGGTAGTTTGATTACTTCTGGAAAAGAATTGGCCTCCATCGCAGAGATTTTTGTAGGTAAAATGCCAGGACAGAATACTCCTGCCACTACAACGATGGCGACTGTTGAGCAGGGAATGAAAGTATTCACTGCTGTATATAAACGTATTTATCGTAGCTTGGCTGAAGAGTTTGCTAAACTATTTAGTCTCAACGCTACTTACCTTAACCCAAATACTTATCAAAAAGTATTGGGTATTACTATTGGACCAGAAGATTTTTCTGAAAAGCAGTATAAGATTTGTCCGGGTGCAGACCCAACAGCAGTATCTCAAACAGAGAAACTACTTAAGGCACAAGGTCTACAAGAACTCTTGCCATTGGGTCTACTTGATCCAGTTAAAGTTGGTTTGCGTATTTTGGAAGCTCAAGAGCAACCTAACTATCAAGACCTACTTAATCCTCAAGTTGCACAAACAGGTCAGCTTCCTCAACAACCGAATCCAAAGGTTCTTGAAAGTCAAGCTAAGGTTGAAGCTATGCAAAAAGCTTCTCAAATTAAACAAAGTGAGGCTATGTTTAAAGCCGAATTGGCATCCCATAGTCAACAAGTTAAAGATCATATGGCTGCACAAGCAGCCGATCAAGATATGCGTAGTAAGGCTATGCTTGCCAGTTTGCAAGAAGCAATACAAACACATACTGCTCATATGCAAGTAGCACAAGATCGTATGGTTGCCAATAATCAAATGGCACAACAGGAATCAGCACATAGGCAAAAGATTGTCCATACAGAACGTCAACACGTTCAAAAAGTATCGCATCAAGAGCGTATGGCTGCTGTTCAACGGCAACAGGCTGCCAAACAAAAGCCTTCTCCAAAAGGGAAATAAGTTAGATGAATCAAAGTGATTTACCAAAAAGTTATAGAAAAGGGCATGACCCTACTTTAGAACGAGAAAGGTTAAATAAAAACCAACGAAAATGGGTCGAAAAAATAGAGAAAAGCAACGTGCTACTCATATTAAACGAACCTATGGAATTGATTGGGATGTTTATTTAGAACTTTTTTCTAAACAGCGAGGTGAATGTGGTATCTGTAAAATACTGCTTTCCACTCACATACAAGTAGATAATGACCATGAAGTAGCACATATAGATCATTGCCATATTACTGGTAAAATTAGAGGTCTCTTGTGTAATAAATGCAATTCAGCAATTGGATATTTTAATGAATCTCCTTTGCTTTGCAAATTAGGTGCTACATACTTAGAGGTAAATATATGACACATAGTGATTTTAAAGATTGGAAATCTCATCCAGTTACCAAAGCATTTTTCTCAGGCGTCAATAGAAACATTGAGGGGTTGAAAGATGAACTTAGTTATCAAGCCGGAGATTCTCTCCGTAATGATGCTATTAAAGTAGGTGCTATTCAAGCCCTACGAGATGTACTGGAAACAGATTGGTTTGAGGAAACACACGTATGATTACACCACTTCTACATCGTATCCTTGTTAAGCAACATAAGCTTGATGAGGTAGATCAAACACTGAAACGAGCTAAAGCTTCTGGTATTATTATTGCAGAGCATGAGGATACTAAACGAGCACAGGCCGGTGTGGATAAAGGAATTGTAGTTGCGATTGGCCCCACGGCTTATCGAGACTTTAACACAGAAGTACCAATTAAAGTTGGGGATACTGTGGCATTTGCCCGTTTTAGTGGCAAAACAATTACCGATCCAGAAGATGAAGAGGAATACGTCGCTTTGAATGACGAAGACCTTGTAGCTGTACTAACCGAGAATAAAAATGACTGATAATGTTAACGAAGCCCTAGAAGACAAACAAACTGAGAACATACAACCCACTGCTGTAGAACTACAAGCTTTGGATGCAGGGTGGGTTCCTAAAGATGAATTTAATGGTGAAGACCATAAATGGGTAGATGCTGGAGAATTCCTACGTCGCGGTGAACTCTTTAAGAAGATTGAAGACCAGTCCAAACAACTTAAAGATGTTAAATCTGCCCTAGCAGAAATGAAGAAACTTCATAGTCAAGTACGTGAAGTTGAATATAAGCGAGCATTGGATACAATCAAAGCTCAAAAGAAAGCTGCCCTTGAAGATGGTGATGCAGATGCTGTTATTGCAGCAGATGAGCGTATTGATCTTATCAAGGAACAACAGCGACAACTACAGTCTGAACCAGCAGACGTGCAAGACTCCGGCGCTGAACATCCAGAGTTTGTAGCTTGGACTGAACAAAATAGTTGGTATAAATCCTCTGCCCCCATGAAAGCATTTGCCGATGCCTTGGGTGCTGACCTAGCCCGTGCGGGTAACAGTCCGTCAGAGGTACTTCGGAAAGTGGCTACCGAAGTGCGTAAAGAATTTCCCAATCGTTTTAAGAATCAAAATCAAGAACGAGTGGGTAACGTAGAATCAGGACGAGGTTCTGGCACAGGTAGTGCTATGAAGTTTGTCCTAACAGATGACGAGCGTCAAGTGATGAATAAACTTGTGCGACAAAAAGTGTTGACCGAAAAGGAATACATTGAAAGCATTAAGAAAGTTCGAGGATAACATAATGGCTGAAAAAGAAGCAATTTCCAAGGCTCCAGCGAGCCGAGTTACACGTACCCCTGTAGGTAAGCGTAACATTCTCACGGTAAAGGGTAAAGACCCAAACTATGTATACCGAGTCGTGAACGATGTAGATGATCGTGTTGCGCAGTTTGTCGAAGGTGGGTATGAACTCGTCAATGACAACTCTACAGATGTAGGTGACAAACGTGTGTCCCAAGGGACTACGGTTGGAAGCAAAAAGATTTTTTCTGTTGGTCAAGGGACTAAGGGTTATCTCATGCGTATCAAACGTGAATGGTATGATGAGGATCAAGCAGCAAAACAAGGGTTTGTGAATCAACAAGAAGCCTCTATCAAAGAAAAAGCTCTTGATGGTAATTATGGTAAGCTCGAAGTAACACGCGACTAACCAATTCTGTTGCCATTAGGATTATACAAATTTGACTATTTGGAGAATTACTAATGTCAAGTGTAAATCGTCTTAACGGATTTCGTCCCGTTAAAACAATCACTGGTGCCCCTTATAATGGGCAAGGTGAAGTAGCATTTCTTCCCGCTTCGGATTCTTCCGTAGTAATGGTAGGTGATGCCGTTAAGTTGCTGGGTGATGCCCGTGCAGCTACAGGTGTTCCTACTGTTACTCGTGTATCCAGTGGTACTGATATTGCTTATGGTGTGGTTATAGGTATCCTGTTTACAGGTGTTGGTGATACTGTTAATACACCTCCTGTCAATGATCTTAATACTCCCGTTTATCGTCGTGCATCTACTGACCGTTATGTGTTGGTTTGTACTGATCCTAACGTGATTTATGAAGCTCAATATTTGACTCAAAGTGTGGCCTCTGCCACTATTACTGCTAACGTCGGACTTAATGGTTCATGGGACGTTACTGCTGGTTCTACGACTGCTGGTACTTCGGGTATGTCTATTGCTGCTCTTTCTGCAACAACTGCAACTCTGCCTCTTAAGGTTGTGGGTTTCCCCAACCGCCCGGACAATATTCCTGGCGACCAATACTTTTCCTACTATGTCAAACTGAACAATGCTCAGAATGGTACTGGTACTGGACAAGCTGGCGTTTAACATTTAAAGGAGATATAAATGTCCGTAATTAATAGTGGCTCATTTGCCAAGGCGCTTTGGCCCGGTGTCAATGCATGGTATGGCCGTGCCTATGACTCTTACCCCGAAGAGTATACAAGTTTGTTTGACAAGAGCACTTCTACGAAGGCTTTTGAAGAAGAAGTTGGTATTTCTTCGTTTGGTCTAGCTGTTCAGAAATCTGAAGGTGCTCCTATCTCTTATGATAGTGAACGTCAAGGTTTCATTACTCGTTACCAACACGCTGTATATGCGCTGGGTTTCATCATCACTCGTGAAATGATGGAAGATGATCAATATGACATTATCGGTAAACGTAAAGCAGAGGGTCTTGCCTTCTCTATGCGTCAAACCAAAGAAGTTATTGGTGCCAACGTGTATAACCGTGCTTTTAATAGCTCGTTTATTGGTGGTGATGGTGTAGCCCTCATTGCTAATAACCACCCCAATATTAAGGGTGGTACTTGGTCTAATCAAATTTCCACTGCATCCGATATTTCGGAAGCTTCTTTGGAACAAGCATGTATTGACATTGCTGGCTTCACTAACGATGCTGGTTTGCTTATTGCTGTTCGTCCTGAGACTTTGGTTATTCCTCGTCAGTTGATCTTTGAAGCCAAGCGTATTCTTGGTACAGATGGTCGGGTTGGTACTGATAACAACGATTTGAATGCTATCAAGACTCTTGGTTCTATTCCTAAAGTTGTGACTAATCACTTCTTGACTGATACTGATGCATGGTTCATTCGTACTAATGTTCAAAATGGTATGAAGTATATGGAGCGTCGTGCTGATCAATTCGACATGGATAATGACTGGGATACTGAGAACGCTAAGTTCAAGGCTACTGCTCGTTACTCTTTTGGCTGGACCGATCCTCGTGCTTTGTATGGCTCTGCTGGCGCCTAATTAACCAATGGGGATTAGTAATAGTCCCCTTTTTAAAGGAATAATATGGCTGTCAATTTTGTACAAGGTCAGGTAGCAGTATCTGATCCTAATCCGGGTGGTCCTTCCGCTACAAGTAATATTAAAGATATTGTAACGAAAGTTGTGAAACTTACGTCTGCAAACTTTGCTACTGGTAACGTAGACGCCCTTCTAGCAGTTCTTCCTGCTGATGCAACCATCATTGAACTTGATCTTTGGGTTAAGACACAACTAGCTGGTAACAGTATTTCTGCTGCTACTTTGAGTCTGGGTTCTTCATCTGGTGGTACACAATTTGTTAATGCTTCTGCATTGGCATTTGGTACGGCAGGAACATTCAGTGTTATGCCTGCTGTCACAGGTATTTTTCAGAACTATAATGTACCCTATGGTACAGATATTCAAATCTATGGACGTGGTTCTGCTACAACTGGTACTCCCACTTCTGGAGAAATGTATCTGGTAGTTAAGTACATTCGATAACGTTGTTCCAAAAGGAACGTTTAAGAGGGGCTTTCTTGAAAAGGATGGCCCCTTTTTTTCTAAGGAAATATAATGGCAGGTACTGCACAATCAAGTGGTTTAAAGACCGCAGGAACATATCAAATATTCGTTGGTCGTGGAGTTATCTCTGCTGTTCACGCTATCAGTGACGGTACTAACGTTGCTACAGTTACTATTTATGACAATGCTGCTGGAGATAGTTCTGGTAATGTTTTAGCCAAAGTAAATGGTTCTGTGACCACTGGGTCTAATGGAGCTTATTTTACTACTCCTGTTCGTTGTGATATTGGTTGCACAATGATTGTAGCTGGCACAGGAACACCACAAGGTATAGTACATTTCGGAGCATAATATGTCTAATGTAACACGAACCCCCCCACAAAATCTAACAATCAAGAGTACATTTGTTAATGCCGCTTCTCTTGGTTCTAATACTATTCTTTCTGCTGCTCCGGGTATGTCTATCCGTGTTATTGATGTAGCAGTAGTAAGTACTCTAGCAAACAATGTTAAATTCCAGTCGGCTGCTAACGATATTTCTGCCCTGTTCCCTCTAGGTGCTAATGGTGGATTGGTACTACCATTTAATGAACATGGATGGTTCCAAACAAATATAGGAGAGGCACTTAACGTTAATTTAAGTGTTGCTACTCCCACTGGTGTTCATATTAACTACATCATATTGTAATGTCTATTTTAACATCAATTAAATCTCTATTTTCTAAACCTATCCCAGTTGTGGATAATACTCCTGTACTTGAAGTTATATTGCCTCCAAAAGGATGGCGTACTGGTATGTGGGTTGTGGATAATGGTAATGTAGGTATTCTCTGTTCCATTGGTTCTGTTTGTGAGGTTCACTATGTTGACACAGTATCAGGTGAAACTATTTACTCAGAAGGCCGACCATTGGGTTCTTTGCGTCAATGTAAATATATAGAGATTCCAGAGTGCCGTAGAGGACTTACACAAGAACAGGCGGAGGTATTAGGTTATGGCTCTTAATGTACCTGACGTAGGTGAAAATCTAATTCTAGAAATGCTGACTAATAAAACAGCAGCACAGAATCTAGTAATTAAACTTTACCAAAATAATATTACCCCATCTGATACCGATATTGCAAGTACTTATACAGAGGCAACTTTTACTGGATATGCTAGTATAACCCTTACGGGCGCTTCTTGGAATGCTGCTTCAGCAGGTAATATCACATATAGTGCTCAACAAACATTTACTTCTAGTGGGACAGTTAATAACTCTATTTATGGTTATTATATTGTACAAGCATCTAGTGGTGTACTTGTATGGAGTGAACGTGATGCTTCCGCTCCTTTTACCATTGCCAACATAGGTGATGCACTTAAGATAACCCCAACAATATCGGCAAACTAATATGGCAAGTTATGTAGCTCTTTATGATGCAGCTGGCATCCCACAACTAGATAAACAAATTCAAATTGCTTTGGTTATTAAAGCAAATGTTTTATCTAAAACTACTACTCCAACAACTACTCAGAAGACTTTTATTGTGGAAGCTTTAAGTAATCCAACAGCTTATTTAACTATTATTCGTAATTATATTTTTGCTGAGTATAATACAGCAGCAGTTTCAGCACTCACTACAGCAACTGATCTACAAGTTCAAACAGCAGTTAATATGGCTGTAGATACTATTCTAGGAATATAAAATGGCAGCAAGTAAAACAGCTAGGACGCTAGGTGCATCAGCTTCTCTTGCTGCTACTGCTTCTAGAAACGAAACAGAATGGAATCTTAGTGCAGCTTATGGAGGCATTGCTTCTGTAAAGTTATCTCTTTCTGGTAGTGCTCCAACAACTGTCCCAGTAATTAAGTTTTATACTGGTGAATCTATAGGAACAAAACGATTGTTTTATACTGTAAGTGGTTCAACAACTACTGGAGATTACCCATTAGATTTTAATTGTGTTATTCCACCTAGTGCTATGTTTGTTAATATTACTATTACAAATGGAGCAACAAATGCAATAACAGTTGAATCTTTTGGACAAGAGTTAACAACTATATAACATGACTCGGTATACCCAACCACAATTCGGTGGATTACAAATTGATCCAACCTATGTTCCTATTTGGGCGGTGATTGGAAGTAATTCTGATTTAATAAATAACACATTACCAACAAAATCTGGAATATCTAGAGTAGTCGGACAAGAGGGTGTAGCGACACAACTTAGTGCTTCTGGTGGAACAACTAATTATGTACAATATAAATCTGGTGTAACTCTTAATAATCCTTTTTCTTTAGTTATACGGGCAATACGAGTTGCTAATGGTTCAGCAAATTCTGATGCAATTTGGAATACAAATAGTACTGATACAACAAATAATTCACTTTCGTTGAAGATAGTCAGTGGCTCTAATGGCGTTACTCCAAACACGCCATTTGCCACTCTTAGAAACGGTGCAGGAACACAGTTTCAGGCTATTAATCTTAGTACAGGTCCAGCATTATCTAGTATAAAATATCAAACAATTATAGTTAACCATGATGGGTCAACCCTTACTGTTTGGTTAGATGGTATACAAATTGCCTCTATAGCTGCTTCTGGACAGTATCCCGGATTAATGGGTCAACCTATACGACTGGGTACTCAAGGTAATGAATCTAAGTGTGCACCTGTAAATGTGACCTTTGGTGCCTTACTCGGTAGATCACTTTCTATTACAGAAATAACAAAAATAAGTGCATCACCTTATCAACTAATACTTGATGAGGATATTAGCTGGCTTAAAGCATCTACAGGGGGTACAACTTATATATTATCTCCAGGTGGAACTGTTACATTTACTGGAACAGCTACCTATAATAGACAAAAAGTTTATACGTTAGTTCCATCAGGAACTGTTATATTTTCAGGTGCAGCAGCCTTTGCTAGAAATAAAGTATATACATTAACTCCATCAGGTACTGTTAATTTCTCAGGAACATCTCCATTTTCTCAAGGGGGTATATTAACTCCTGGAGGAACCATAACGTTTTTTGGAAGTAGTTTAGTACTAAAAACTAGAGCTTTTACAGCCGAAGGAAATGTGCAATTTTCTGGAGGGTCTTCTTTAATTAAAACTAAGACCATTATAGCAGGGGGATTTGTGGTGTTTACAGGTACTGCTAATATTATTAATCCAGCAACGGTTGGAACAGTAACAACATATCGTACCTTAACTGGAATGGGTTTATAATGCAAAATTGGCTTAAACTTGGTGACTACAATGTCATTTGTGATAGCTGTGGTAGAAAGTTTAAAGCCTCTACCATGCGTAAAAGTTGGACAGGGCTTTTGGTTTGTGCAGACGACTATGAACCAAAACATCCTCAACTCAGTCTCAAAGTACATGGAGATAAACAAACTGTACCAATTCCACGTCCTGATGCTACAGTAGATACATTTATTAACGTATGTACATATAAAGGACTTTCATCTATATCAGGATATGCAGTAGCTGGATGTATGATTTCTGGTAAACTTTATTTAGGGACTTTAACATAATGGCAAGTACAACTTTTGTCGATCAGGTAACTCCTGTACCAGCATCTTGGCTTAATGATGTAAATAATGCTGTATATAATGGTATTATTGGTGCTCAAACTATTTCATACAGTGATACTGGTATTGCCGGTACATATGCTTCAACTGTAGCTGGATATAGTCAAGTAATTATTCAGAATAAATCTGCTGCTACTAATGCATCTGCAAATATAAATATATCTAATAATTCTGGAACAGCTACAACTAACTTTATAGAGATGGGGATTAATTCCTCTACTTTCACAGGAACTGGTAGTTTTAACCAAGCAGGAAATAGTTATGTAGCTTCTAGTTCTACTGATTTAGTCATTGGTACTTATGCTGCTAAACCTATTAGGTTTGTTTATAATAATAGTGCTACAGCCTCTGTAACCATTGATTCAAACGGTCTAAATTCCTCTACGTTTAATTCTGGTTTCCTATATGGGAATAGGGTGATTAATGGTGCGATGGAAATTGACCAAGTTAATGGTGGTTCAGCTATTACTCCAACAGCAAACGCATATCTCACTGATATGTTTGGTAATGTAATTAGCCAAGCGTCAAAACTCACATACCAGCAAGTTACTGATGCTCCAGCAGGTTTGCTAAAGAGTTTGAAAATCACAGTAGCTGCTCAATATACACCCATCGCTACAGATCAGTTTACACTACTCACAGCCGTTGAGGGCAAAGATGTTATTGACTTTAAATTCGGCACATCTGGAGCGGCAACAATTACTTTGAGTAATCAGATTAAAGGTTCGATAGCAGGCACATATACAGTTTCTATCCGCAACGCCGCTGCTAATCGTTCATATGTAGGTATTGTTTCAGTTACTACTTCATGGACTCCAGTACAAATCACTTTGATAGGTGACCTTTCTGGAATATGGCTCACTGATAATACCATTGGAATGTCCATAGCTTGGGACTTAGGCTCTGGTTCCAACTATAACACAACAGCAGGCTTATGGCAAGCTGGTAATTTCACCCGAACCTCTGGCTCAGTGACTTTTGTCAACCAAGTAGTAGGCTCAACACTTAATATCACAGGTGTTGATTGCAGACTTGGTTCTATTACCCCTACAGTATTTGAGCGTAGGTCAAATGAGTTACAACTATGTCAAAGATATTTTGTTAAAACCTTTCAACAGTCTACTGCTCCTGCCCAAAATTCAGGTACTGCGGGCGCTTTGTACGCTGTTGCAATGGTAACCAATTTACCTGTTACTGTTACTTGGAGTTTTCCAGTAACTATGCGTGTGCCTGTGCCCACTTTAACTACATTTAATGTCTCTGCTGCTAATGCAAATTGGAGTGCAAATCCATCTTCTCCTATAGTAGTTATAGCTAATATATCAGATGCATCTGCTACTATATCTAGTACTGGAGCAAATACAACAGCAGGTAATGGATACTATATTCAAGCAACTGCATCAGCACGGCTTTTTTAATGAATGATTTAATTAAGTATCTATCAGAGTCTCTCTTATTCATTTCTAATCCAAAGAAGTATTGGTATTATGCTCCCAAGGCAATTGCTGCCTACTTCTCAGATAGATATGCTGCTAATTATGTATTTAACCATATAGCTGGACGTAAACCCCAAAATGGGGAGAAAACTATAAGTGACATGTTAGAAAATTTGTGTTGTGAGACAGACCATCCAGATCATAAATTCTTTTGGGAAATGTCCCTAATGATTAATCGAAGGTGCCCTACTAATGATCATATTAAAGTTGTTATCTAGACTATTAGAGAATATCAGTTCGGTCTTTGAAGGAATCTATGTTATTCTACAATGTTGGTTATTTGGTTTAGTTTTGGGAATTGGTTATACAGTACATGAATGGTATGATTCATGGAGTGTTCCTCTAGTACCTAAGTATAAGGATGCTCTATGACACAACATGATTCAACCGTAGGAGATCAAGGATTGAAGCTACTAACTGTATGGGCGGCTGTTGGCATCACCTCTTGGTCAGATGCCGCTGCTTTTCTTGCTTCTATCTACTCTGCCTTACTTATAGGTGAATGGGTTTATAAGAAGTTTTTTAAAAAGAAAGTATAACATGACATTAATCTCAGACCCTACCTCTGCTCTAATTGATTTAGGGCATGGTATTATTGATAAGATATGGCCTGATCCTGTAGAAGCCGCTAAAGCTAAACTAGCACTTGCTCAAGCTGAACAAGCTGGACAATTGGATGAATTAAAAACTTCTTTATCTGTTATGCTTGCAGAAGCTAATAGTCAAGATAAATGGACTTCACGTGCTCGTCCTAGTTTTCTATATGTAGTTTATGTTATGCTGCTATGGGGACTACCTATGGGGTTAGTTTCTGCATGGAAACCTGAAGTAGCTCTTGCAGTTGCAGTAGGATTTAAAGCATGGCTTTCTGCCATTCCTGATTCATTATATCTAATGTTTGGCACAGTTATGACAGGTTATGGTATTCAGCGTACTGTTGAGAAAGTTAAAGGAAAAGCATAATGGCTACATCAGGAAGTACCACTTGGTCACTAACTCGTGACTCTATTATCTATGCTGCATTGAGAAAGATTGGTACAGCCGATCTTGCTGGTAACCAAGTTACTTCTAATACAACCTATGCAGCAGAGGCATTGAATGCCATGCTAAAGGGGTTTCAAGTAGATGGTATGCCTATATGGGCTATTAAAGAATACACGTTTACTATGGTTGCTGGAACTAATACTTATAACATTGGTATAGGACAAACACTAGCTACACCAATGCCATTGAAAGTTATTCAGGCATACAGGATAGAAAATACTGGAGCAATGAACATTCCTTTGAATGTGTATAACCATTATGATTATAACTTGCTTCCACAGAATGCTACCTCTGGAGAACCTGTTAATATCTTTTATCAGCCTTTAAGTACCTACGGTGTAATTGAACTGTGGCCCACTCCTGCTGATTCTAATACAACAATTACTCTGGTCTATCAACGCCCCTTTGAAGACATGAATTCCAGTTCTGATAACCTAGACTTTCCATCTTATTGGACAGAGGCTGTTATCTTTGGTTTGGCATGGCGTTTGTCTTATGAGTATGGTACTCCTATTATGGATAGACAGGAACTACAAAAAGCTGCTGAATTTTTCCATACACAGGCACTTTCCTTTGGTACTGAGGAAGGCAGTTTGTTCTTCCAACCAGATGATACCTTTAGGAATAAATAATGCCTTATCAGAAAAACCCTGCATATAATACAAATAGTACACAAAGGTTTAATCTTAATTTTGACATTGAGGATACGTTCTCATATAGAACTACTGGATATGCAGTTCCAGATGCTTATATTGAGAACGCTATCGTAGAGCATGTTCATAAAGACGAAGATAATCCTCAAACTGTTGTAAAAAGTAGACCTGGTCAATCTTTAATTACAAACATTGTGGGAAGTATTACTAGAGGAGCATTCTATTGGGGAGCTAATAGTAATGTTTATTATGTAGTAGATAATAAAATTTATTCTAAAAATACAGGGACAACTATATTAGGAACTTTAGCTTATAGTACAGGGCAGATTGGATGGACAGAATTCTTGTATGCTAATGGAACAACGGTGTTAATTTTAACAGATGGTCAGTTTTTATATAAAATAACTACTACTAATGTTATCACCTCTTCACAACCTACAAATATGCCTTTACCTCATCTACCTAATCCTATAGTGATAGATGGTTATTTGTTTTTAGCTGCTGTTAATTCCAATAACATATACAACGCTAACTTGGATGACCCATTAACATGGACTGCTGGTAATTATATTTCTGCTGAAATGTATCCAGATACCATCCAAGCTTTGTCTAAAAATAATAATTATTTGTATGCTATAGGAGGTTCTAGTATTGAATTTTTCTATGATAATGGTACTACAAATACAAGTCCTTTGGCTAGATATGCTAATGCTGTATTACAAATAGGTTTACCCCCTAATTTATCAAATTGTGTGGTGCAAACAGAGAGAGAAGTTTTATTTGTTGGTACACAGAATAACGGTAGTTTTTCTATATGGTCTATAGATGGTTTTAAACCCACTGAATTATCTACTCCAGCTATTAGTCGAGTAATCACTTCTCTATATAGTTTAGGATATGCTACAGGAATATCAGCCTTCTGTTTAAATATAGAGGGACACAAAATGTATTTTATTAATTTTCCGGGTTGGGGAAATTTAGTATATGATTTTGACTGTAAGCTTTGGTATAAATGGTCAAATAATAATGATTCCAGTATAAATACTCAAAGCATGTTTGGTTACTATGGAGTAGATAGTGGTGTCGGTAGTTATTATACAGTGGCCTATGGAGGAGCTATTTCTATATACCAAGCAACATCCACAACAGATATAAATACCACTTATACAACAAATGTCATTACCTCTGAAATGGACTTTGATACTTTTAATTACAAAACAATGTCTAAACTCACTTTAATAGGAAGAGAAGATACTTTTGGAAATAGTAACACTGTTAGTATTTCTTGGTCGGATAATAATGATACGTTTATTACACCAGTAAGTATTCCGGGAATGTTTAGTATTTTAAATAAAGCATCATCTATATATCGTTTAGGAACATTTCGTAGACGTAGGTTTAAATTTAGTCTAGATAATGCTGCTCCTTGGATTATCTATGGAGTAGAGGTTAATATCAACAAGGGAAGTTCATGACAAGTAAATCAAATATATTTACACCGCCTCCTCATGAGGAAACCCTTTTTCCTAGAATATGGACAGATTGGTTTAGGGCTGTATATAGAGCAATTGTTTATTTTACAATAAGATCGGGTATTCCTACTGTTTCTGATTTACCTAATGGTACTTGGATGGTCTACAAAGACACTGCTGGGGGAACTCTTAAAATCTATGCCAATGACAATGGTACTATTAAATCGGTAACTCTAACATGAATATTCTACGTTATAAACTATTAGGACGGCCTTATAGAGACGATGATGGTGGTAGTGATAATGGCAGCGATGGTAGTGATTCACATTTCTCTAACCAAGGTAATCTCAATACCTATAATGGAGCTACACAATCTTCAGGAGGAGGTTGGTATAGTCCGGGATACAGTGGTGGAAATAACAACCAATCTCCTGTAAGTACAGGAACTCCTACAGCCACCGTAAAGGATCAAGATGCTGCACCGGATGCTGCGGCATCATCTGGAGTATTTGGTAGCGGTGGAAATGGCGGGTTTTCTCTACCTAATATATTTAGTCCTGAGTTTGCTAAAAATGCTATAAGTACCTTTACTCTCCCCTCGCAACAGCCCACTACACAACAACCTACTTGGTTTAAACCCGGAAGTATGGCTTACCGCTTAGGCTTACGTGATCCGGGTACTACTAAAGATCAATTCTTTAATAGTGAAACTGAAGCAGAAAAGAATGACAGGATGGGATTGATTGGTAATGGTATTGGTGCCATAGGTAACGGTATAACTGGTGTAGCAACAGCTATGAGTCCTATTGGTCCTTTGATGGGTCTTGCCAATGGGATTAAAAGTTATACAAATGATGGTAATATAGGTAATGCTGTTGCTAAAGGTATTTCAGGTATTCCCGGATGGGGAGGTGTTTTAGGTAATACTTTCCAAGGTAATTATGGTTCTGCTGTGGCAGGTGGTTTAGGATTAAACGGAGTCAATAGAAATTTAGCTAATATAGCTGGACTAGGCACTGACTTTGGAACAGGTAAGAATGTATCTCCTACACTAGGAGGAATGTTGGGTAGAGTGGCTGGAGGTTCTATTGGAGGAACTGGAGGTGCAATGTTTGGTTCATCTCTTGGACAGCAATTCGGTAGAAAATTCTCTTTAAGGAAATAATATGGCAGATTCTTACGATGATGTTTTAAATCATCTACAATCACTTAAGAAACCTGATTATGGTATACTAGGTGATTTGGTTGGTGCTTATGGTGCTTATACTAATGGTAACAACGTAGCCAATGCTTATGGAGCACAGGCAGGTGATGCTGAGAGTATTTCTAATGCTATGAAACAGCAGATGGATAATATGCCTACATTGGATGCAATGTATGGACAGAATTCTCCTTATGCACTTCAACTTAAAGATACACTAGCAGCTAAAGATGCTACATCTGGACGAAATAGTCAGTATGGTCCTCGCTCTGTACAACTACAAGCCGCGCTTGCTGACAAGGGAAGTCAGTATGCTGCCCAACAAGCTCAAATTGCTAACATGTATCAACAGGCACGTATGGCTGTCGCTGCTACTAGAACTGGTGCTATAAATAAACAGCAACAAACAAATGGACAGCAACTAGGTAGCTTATTCCAACTAGGACAATCTTCTGGAGCATTACCTTGGCTAAATAGCCAAATTAGTAATGGTCTAAGTAATATGTGGAGTCCTTCTCAAACAGGTCCACAGTATTCTGATTCTCCTATTGATAATGTTCCCCAAGCTGGTGGACCCATGAACTATATGGATACTTCATATCAGTCTAATGGTGGTATGGGTCAGATGTATGGTGCACCTGATTCTTCCTATGCTCCCGGTATGGATACCTCACAAGCTCCTACTTCTTCCTTCAATGACTACTGGATGTATGACCAATGATGAATTCTGCTAACCTTCCTTCACAAGGTGATCTAAATGGATTGTATGGTGATTGGAATCCTTTGTCCTATATGGAAGGACAGAAGAATCAAGACCTAGCTGCACAGTTTCGTGATCAAGCTTACACTAATAATAATCAAACTATTGCTAGTGAACAGCAAAAAATTGATCAAGCTAATCTAATGAATCCTTTGGAAGTAGCTAGTAAGAAACTTACTAATGAAGATCAAGGATACAAGAACACTATTCAGGGAGTTGCTTCTCGTAGAGCTTCTGCTAATGAACAGAATGTCTTGTCAGAAGACCTTCGTGCACATGCTATTAAAATGACTGACGATGATTTCCATCAGGCCGATCAATCAATTGAAAGTCTTTTACGTTCTGGTGAACCTGACAAGGTAACACTAGGTTTGAAGCTTCAATCTACCTTGCCTACAATGCTTGCTGAAAAACGTAAAAATGATCAGGCCAAAGAAGTAAAACGTCTTGAAAACGACGGCTCTCTTGCAACAGCCCAAGAACATTCTAGAGGTAACCTAGCAGTTACTAATGCAAATATTGAGGGTGGTCGTTGGAATAGAGTACCAAAAGTAAATTCAAATTCTTTGTTAATTAAATTCCAAAGTATGCCTCCTGCTACCCGTCTTGGGGTTACATGGTCTGCTATTAATACAGGTATTAATCCCTTTACTCAGCAACCAATGACAGAAGATGAGATGAAACAATTTCAAGCTGTACATGACCAAGATCAGGCTACAGTAGATGCCTCTAACCAATCTCGTTCTGGTGGTGCTGCTGGTATTGTTCCTCAAGCTAAACCCGGTGGTGGAATTGAAATCACTAATAAACCTGCTGCTACCGTTGCCCCTAAAGGTCAAGCCAAAGGTACAGCAGACGATCCAATTGTACTTAAATAATTCAATGAAGGAAACTTATGCCTGTTTATCAATATGAAGGTGTTCATTATGATTTGCCTGATGGCCTTTCAAATGAACAGGCAATAGCCAAAATAGAAACACATCTTGGTAAAAGTCAAACACCTACTACTGAAATAGGTAATGGTGAAGGCTTCTTAGATAAAGCAGTTGGTGCGGGTCAAGCTGCTGCTACAGCTATTACTGGTTCTGTGGGTGCTCTTACGGGATGGATTCCTGCTGCAATGCAGAAGATGAATGATCCTAAGAATGTAGATTTTGAAAAGCAATATGCTGCCAATATGGGAGCTATGACTTATGAACCTTCACGTGAACGTGGTCAAGACTATGCAAACATTGTAGGAGATATTGCTAACGATTATTTAATTCCCGGTGCTATGGCTATGCAAGGATTGCCTCAACTGGCCCCTGCTAGTGCTATGCTTGGGGCCATTGGTGAGAACATGGGACGCTTTAAGAAAGCTCCTATTAAACCAACATCTGCTATTGAGGCTGCTAAGGCTGCTTTGAATGAACCAGAGATACCTACCAGCGCCCGCCCCCCATCCACAGCACCTATAGGTGATGCCATTGCTCAAATGCGTCAGCAATTGGGTGGTGCAGAACCTGAACCTTTTGCTGAGGGTGTTCGTACTCCTACTAGGGATGTAGCTCAAAGTCTATTGGATCGTGAAAGTAATGCCTCATCTGCTTTGGATGAACAACGTCAACGTACTCAAGGGGTCAACGAAGCTGATGCAGATATAGCAGCTAAAGAACGTCAGGATGCTGCTCAAAAGGCTACAGAACAACGTAATGGTAATATTGATGCTGAGATGCAACAACGTCTCGCTGAAGAGGCTAGGGTTAGTCAAGAAGCACAATGGAGAGAACAAGCTAGTAAAGGCACACAGTCTGATACCCTACTGGCTGAACAAGAGGCTCGTAAACAAGCTATAGAGGATGCTGCTCGGGCAGCAGATCAACCTCCTATAGAACAACCTAAAGGTAAAACAACTCTAGAATCTGGTATTGAATTGTCTATTGGTCCTGATGGCCGTTTGTCATTCAAACCTGTAGAACCTGTTCCTATAGAACCATTGAAACCTACTACAATGGAAACTGCTGTAGATAAGGTATCTAATGGTCAACAGTTTGCTATGTCTGCTGAAGAACGAGTGGTTTGGGAAAAGACACGTAAAGCGGTAGAAAGCCTTGGAGATAGATTACGTCGCTTGACTAATAAAGAGATTATCTCTAAGATTCAAGATCGAGCTTGGGTACAAGATGCTGTTAATAAAATCAAACAGCAACGTGCTATGTTTGATGACATAGCTAAACGTAGTAGGGATCATATGGCTGTTAATCAAGCCATAAAGAAGCGTCAGTTACTGGATGATCATCTACAAGCTTTGGAAGATAGTTTAGGTGCTCGTGTAGATAATTCTCCTAAGACTCAAGGACCAAAAACTAAAGCAGCAAAGGCAGCCGAAGGCATTGGAAAAAAGTCCCAAAAAGGTGGATTGCTAATAGATTGGGGTTCTAAGAATAAAACATCTGGTATTGGTGGTCCTGTTGGAGACATGCTCAAAGACATTGGTAATGCTTTGATTAAGACTCCAGAAGAGGCAATTAAGTTTGCTAGAACAGCCGCAGATGTATCACAGAATACTTTACAAAAAGGAATAAATCTTTTTACTAAAGGCGGTACATACCTTAAAGCTAAGGTTAATAATCCCGTTGTTCACTTTGCTGTAGATAGGTTTCTAGATGCTGATGGTAAAGCTAAGGCAGAGATTTCTCAAATTTTACATGCTGAATATCTACCAGCATTGCGTGATCTAACTGATCAGCAACGCATAGATGCTTTTGAGTTGTTGAATACTGCTGACTTGAATCAGAAAAAATTAACTCCAGAATTTATGACTAAGCATGGGGTTGATAAGACTACTCAAGACTTCATAATGACCCATCAAAAGGCTATGGAAAGTGCTATATCTAAAATCAACGCAGCCCGTGCTACTATAGGTAAAAAACCTATTAATGCTCGTGAAGCCTATTCTGCTATAAGTATATCTGGTGACTATCGTAAGGTAGTTTACAAAACAATTAATGGTGAGAAGCAAGTAGTTGGGGTTATTAGTTCCAATTCTCGTAATAGTAAATTTGGTTCTAATCTAACCAAGATTCAAGAAGAAATTGCTAAGAAAGACCCAACCTTAGAGTTTGGTCCTTTACAAGATATGACTAAGCGTAAGAGTACATCAGATGGTAGCCCCAATGCTGCCTTCCATGATGCACTTGAAACTATTGGTGAAAACAATCCCCATGTTCAAGATTTTTTGAATACTTTGAAAGAGGTAGCTAAGGACGATGCTAAGAATTACCTAGGTATGCAAACACACACTATGCAGAAGAAAGGTGTGTGGGGTATGGAAGGTCGTAAACAATGGCTATCTCCTAAAGAGAACATGGAAGCTTTCTTTCATAATCAATCCCAATATCTTGAAGGTGTCACACGTTGGAGTCATCTTGCTGAAGCAGCTAGAGATGTTAATGAAGTTATCCGTAATAAGGACGTAATTGATAAACATCAAAATGCCATTAAGTTAACAGAAGACTACATGCACAATGCTCTAGGACTTAATCCTAGTGAAGTTGGTAAAGGAATTGAAAAGGTATTTAATAGTATCTTTAGTTCTGATATAGCAGATCGTGCTGGATTGAGTCCTTCTAGAATGCGTGAAGGTATTCGTTTAGGTAAGATGGGTATTAATACTAGCTTATTGTCTTTAAATCCCTCATTCTTGGGTATTCAATTGATTCAAGGTGGAGCTTCTATGCCTGCCATGACTGCTCTATTACATTCTAGAGGTCTAGCCCCAACTAGATCAGCTTTAGTTGGGGGTTTAGATGCTATGGCAAAAGCAGGAATGACCTATGCTAAATCAAAAATAGATAATGGTTCAGGTCTATCAGCAGTTGAAAAAGGTGCTTTGAAGTTTGCTAAAGACAATCACATCTATGCAACTGACATGGTAGAACATGCTAATCAAATTGATAAGGGTTTTGCATATAAAGCAACTAAAGTAAGTCAAAGTCCAGCAGCTGTAGCGGAAATAGCTACTCGTGCTCAAGTGTATATGGCTTTTGTACATATGATGAATGAGTCTGGCCTTAAACCTGAACAAGGTTTATATGAGCAAGCCCATCGTATGACTGACATGGCTATGAACAACTATGGTGCTTTGGAAAAGCCTCCAATTTATAATGCTCTTGGACCACTAGGTTCTATGGCTTATAACTTGAAAAGCTTTGGTCATAATGAAATTAGTCGCTGGTCTATGTTTGCTCGTGAAGCAAAGAACAATGGAGTATATGCTCCTCTGTTAACTCAAATGGCTACAACCATTGTAGTTGCGGGTGTTATGGGTTTACCTTTCTATTCTCAATGGGAACAGTTGTACGACTTGATTACTGCTAAACTAGGTGAACCTAAGAACTTGACTCTAGATGTACTAGACGCTTCTAAGAAGCTTGGTGAACATATTCCACAAGTAGGGGAATACTTTCTATCTCATGGAGCACCTTCTCTATTGGGTATGGATATTTCTAAACGTGTTGGTCTAGGAGATGTACTACCTAATAAAGCATCTGATGTTGCATTTGCAGGTGGAAGTAAAGCTGGTGATTTAGTTGGCAATGTGGCTGGTGTAATTTCTAAACCAGATGAAGCTCATGCCAAGGCTTTGGCCTTGTCAGTAGCTCCTCCAATACTACAGAACTTTCTTAAAGATTCTTGGTATACTAAAGGGGATTTGTCCTATTCTATGAATCCTGATAAACCTACTGTTGCTACAGCACAGTTGAATCCTACTGATAAAATATTGAAAAAAATAGGTATCACTGGTGTAAATGAGTCTGTACAAAAAGAGAAATATTATCAGAATAATAAATTGGAACAGACTTACAAGGAAATAAAAGATAAAGGACTTACTAGAATGTCACAGGATATTTTTTCTGGCAAACCTATTTCTGATACAGCTATTAATTTGTATATGAAAGGTCAAGGTGACCCATCACAAATTCAAGACAATCTCTTGCGTATGGCTAAGGCACAAGGTATGTCTCAAAATCAAATTAAAATCTTGATGGATGGTTCATCTAAATCGATTACCAAAATGCATGACTTAGAAAGACGTACCCAATGATTAGCGATAAAGGTATTCAATTTATTGAAGATAGGGAAGGTGTTCGTCTTGTAGCCTATCAGGATGTAAAGGGTATTTGGACTATTGGGGTTGGTCATACTGGTCCCGAAGTCAAGAAAGGTCTTATATGGACAACTGAACAGGTTAGTCAAGCCTTGCAAGATGATTTGAAAGAAGTTCAGGAATGTATTTATAAGAACATCAAGTACCCAATCTCTCAGAACCAGTATGATGCTCTGTGTAGTTTTATCTTTAACGTTGGGATTGATGCTTTTGCTAAATCTACAATACTAAAGAAAATCAATGCTGGTGACTTAGCTGGTGCAGGTAATGAGTTTGACCGCTGGAATATTCCACAGCAAATTATTGGTAGACGGATGAAAGAGAAAGCCCTCTTTTTGACTATGTAACTATTATAAGTTAATAGATGTAAAAGCCCCTTGGATGTTGAGTCCTAGGGGCTTTTCTTTTTTGGATTTCACGTAAGGTGTTGATGACCGATATTAAATCATGGGAATTCTCCTAACTAAAGATACTCAATCACACAAAACCAATGTAAATATCAATAATCTAATGGAAGTTATCGTCTTCATCACCACTAATATACTTGATACCAAATACTAATCAAATCAAATATTACAAACATAGTTATACGCCACAGCTACCTCCTTTTCCAGAGATGTCACAAATATCAAGTTCTTCATAAATAACGTCTTTGTGTTTCAAAGCTTCTTCATAAGGAACTGCTGTCAAGGGTTGTCCACCGCGACTTCCATCTGGATAGCATGTAAAACCTCGTAGTCTTGGAGCATATTTAGCAAGCGTTTCCGCAAATCGCCCAACGTCCGATTCTGAATTGCCGATTGACCCCCAAGCGGGAAGATTAATTGTGGAGCTAATTGACATGTCAACGTAATCTTGAATGTCTGCTTGGAATTTAATTCGTTGCTCATAGTTTTCACTTAGGTCTAACGCTGACTGGATGTTGTTGGGATTAACTCCGTACCGTTGAATAAGTAGGTCTGCTGTACCGTCAACGACGTATTGGTATTTCCATTTCGTTCCTTCTGTAAGAAAACGTCGTTTATAAGCAACTGCAAAGAGTGGTTCAATTCCAGTAGTTGTCCCAGCAAGGATACCGATACTTCCTGTGGGTGCAATTGCTCGATATGCCACAGGACGACTTATGTAGAATCTATCACAATGCTCATCTGCTGATCGTTTTGATTCATCTTTATATACCTTTAACCATTCATGGAGTTCGGGAGTTACTTCATATCCGTATCCGCGTTTGAGGAGCCATTCATGGATGCCCATAAGACCAAGCCCGAGTCGTCGGTTCTTTTCACGGACTCGATATACTTTATCATAAGGCAAATCCGCGCGTAGAGTTCCGCAAACAAGGAATTTAGAGGCAAGTTGTACAACTGACTTGAACTCTTCGATACTACCAATATTCCCAAGATTGATACTACCCAAATTACAAACATCACTGTCATCTTCCGAAGTAACCTCCGTACAAGCATTACGAAGAGTTTCATTTTGTTTATCACCAAAGTTAAAGCTGAAGCCCGGTTCACCTGTCTCCATAGCCTGACGAACATTCTGTTTAAACACAGTATTATTATCAAGCCCACCTTCCAACGAAGCATCATCATAATTGACAGAGATGTTAGTCATATCAAGAGGAGCAGGGAAGTTGAAGTCTACTAGCTTCTGTTCCTTAACAATATCTGACCAATTCTTTTCTGTAAGGAATTGCTGTATATCTTCGTGTCGCCAATTAAGCGATGCATAGATAGCAGAGCGACGACTTCCTCCCTGCATAACATTCCGTCCAATTTCATTGATTGCTCGCATAAGAGGTATTGGTCCTGAAGCTGTGCCACCAGTTCTCGACAGAGCCTTGCCTGACGGACGCAATCTTGAATAGTCAATTCCAATTCCACCCCCAGTCATCAAACAAGACATAGCTCTCCATGTTACTGCACTCCATTCTTCTCGGGTATCCTTCTCGGCACGTAAAAGGTAACAATTATTGTAGGCTTTGTAGGGTCGTCCTGCGTAGTACAAGTAGCGCCCACCCGGGAGGAAGCGCATAGATTTTATGTGTTCTGTAAGTTCTTTACGATCTCCATCAGACATGAGGATTGGTAATTCACCATTCCTACTTCCGCATACGTCTTCGACAAGACGCTCTGAAAGTTTAGCCCATGTGTCTCCCGGACCTTGTGCGTATTTAAATCTAAAGACGTTTTCTGCGAATGAGTTTCTGAATTCATTTGTCAATTATAATTTACCTATTTTTATTTTTTGTTTTATAACACCGTTCTCCAAATCTTGAGCACGTTGTCTTCGATCTCTATCTAAAGCGCAAGGCTCACACTGGCCCTTACGCATCCATGCATTATGTATTGGACATTTATGTGGGTAGGTTATTATGGGTGTCTTTGGTTGGGAACTCTTCGGGTATTCGCTCATATTCCCTAATCTCCTGTTTATCTTCTACCTCTTTGATTTTACGCAAGAGGTATGATTTTTTATAATGTTGTTCAGCGACAGGCTGAAATGAGTTGTGTTTTGTATTCTTCAATTTCATCTTCTAGTATTTCTACTAGATCACATAGATCATAACCAATAATATCCAAGAAATCTATCACATCTAATTCCGCTGCTATAAGTACCTTCAAGTCATCAACGTCCATATTAGTATCAGCGAAGATCACCTGAACCTCCCAATACCCCTCGTTCTTTACGTGAGTTTAGTTTTACTAAATTGATTTCCGCCACGTCTTGAAGCGTATACCCAAGTTCATTCGCACTGCGAGTAAGATACCACAAAACATCTCCCAATTCTTTGACAGCAAGAGATTTATCCAATTTCCCATCCCGAATAAGTTTCTTGATTTTCTCACTATATTCTCCAGACTCCCCAGTAAGACCAAGAGCACAATAAGCAAGTCCCATGGTAGAGCCTTGACCTGCTTCTGGATAAATTGCAAAATTATTAATAGCTTTTTCATAATTACCGAACTTCATATTGATCCTCAAACGCCTTAATTAGTAGTGGATGCATATGTGGATAACGGTCTGGAATTTCCAACACCTTTATAGATATTTCTTTGAATACTTCCTCGCCAAACTCACTAACAGCATTATGATAATTTTCTGGATTTACAAACACAATTTCATTAGCCCAAGCTAACAAGATAGGTGTTAAAGGAATAAGGGCATCCCCCCAACTCCCTGCGCTCCTTGTATTGTACTTATGAGCATAAATGCGAGCAGCAGTAGCACTACGAAGAATACCCATGCTGCAAACAAAAAGAACTTTTTTATCAGTTCCTTGAAATGGGTTTGCAACCACACCCTCACGGCAAGCTCTAATTTGTTCACTTAATGTTTTTGTCATTTTCTAGTTCAATCTGAAGTTGTGCCAAGGCTCGCCATGCAACCTTGGCAGAATGAAGAATACCATCTGTATCTATTGTACCACGTTCAATTAGATGACGCATGATACAATCAGCATGATCAGTGGACTTAGTTTTATCCCAATGAAGAGGTTGTCCGGGGTTATGCTGATCATTACCCGCTTTAGAGCACTTAGCAACCTCTACAAGAGCTAATGGGAAGTAGTCTAGTACCCCAGTAGCCACAGGAGAAGCTTTACGCTCCTGTGGCTTTATAGACAGTTTAGGTTGCATATACCCATCACGTTCATAATCTTTAATGTCAACTTGTTGAAGCATATTTCTTATTAATATAATCTAATGAAACGTTCATAAAATCAAACTCACCGTCTTTAACATCATGCAGCATCAAGAAACCACGCCAATGACGGTTACCTTGACTAGACATATAATCTTCATTGTGTTCATAACAGGAACCTGCAATGATAGAAGTGAGCCTGACTCCATCTCCACGATAAGATGTGTTGATTTGTAGACCCTGTTGATGACCTGCAATACAACTCATTTTTGCTTTTTGTAGTTGGGCAGAGGCGGTAGCAGCGGGGCGACCAGCAAGCCCTGTAACAAAGTAATGGGAATAAGCAATACCATCGATAACACTAACATCAAGGAAGGGTATAACCTTCCAACCAAAGTTCTCGTATCCCAAGTCGTCAATGCTGAGAACACCTTCAAGTTTAGGGTCATCGTTGATAGCACGGTTAATTCGATTTTCATGATTACCCAAGAGAAAAATTTGTTCAGGGTAATATTGTTTCTCCTTATTTTTCCTAGCTTTTGCATTGAATGTCCATAAAGGGTCGAACATTGCTCGCATAGCAGCTTGTGAGGCTGCAATATCCTTAACATAGCGCCGACCTTCAAAACTCTTCTTGCCCACATCGTAGGACGAGAGGCTCGGCATATCAGCAAAATCCCCTAGGCAAATTAGTTTATCTGGTTTCTTTTCTACAATATATTTACCAATTTTAGTTAGGTATGAAAAATCTATACCTTCTTTAGCTTGTACATCTGGAAGTACTAAATGTTTCACTGAATTGTATCCTCGTCTGTAGGTTCAGCATAGAATGTACTGACCATTCCCTGCTGCATGATTGCTAGTAGACCTAGTTGCAGAACGTAGTCCAATTCTACTCCCTCAATTTCACCCTCAAATCGAACAGTTCCTTCTGGAGTTTCAAATGATTTATTTATTTGCATCAGTTCTTTCTTTTTTTTCTTTTTTAGTTTTGACTAGATGGCACGATTTACATATCGCCTGTAGATTATCTGCTTCACAGAAAAGACGATCTATGAATATGTCCCACGATATGAAGCCTTTAGACGGATCAACCACTGGTTTAATGTGATCAACTTCCATATCTTTTTGCGTGAATTCGTTGTGACATAGCCCACATTCGTAATGCTGGGCCATCCTACCTGTTTTTGGATTAATCTTTTTTTCTGTCTTGCTTGAGTTGAGAGTGTCATATTTAGGTTGCCAGCGTCTAGCGCCAGCACGTAAGGTTGAAGTTATGAAAGAATTAAAACGCCCCTCTGTCCAATTACCACCATTCCATGTTTTACGTTTAGCCAGTTGGAAACCTCCAAATTTGATCTGTCTCTCGTTGCATCCAAAGACAAATACCATTCATCAAAAGACGTTCATCATCGTTGTACAATTCACGGACGTAGTTAAAAATATCAATTTCATTACTAGCTAGTTCTTGCATCTCCGAGTACATACCTTCAAACTTCTTCGGAACTGTTTGACGCGAAAGACCATCAAAGCCCACAATATTATCAGCTTTGTCACCCATAATGAATTGCCAGTAAAAGTTGAATACTCCTTCAATAGGAGATATATATTGGAACTCGGATTTAACAAAGTTGTAATGTCTACCCGGTACTTGGAGTAAGTCCTTGTCAATAGTACAAATACTAGATTCATCTTTTAATACCGTTTGTGCTATAGCCATTGAGTCATCGGCTTCACATCCTTCTGATATAGATGCATCCCATTTATCTATAAGATGCTGTTTACATTGTCCCAACCATTCTGGTTTTACAACATCTTTGCGATTGGCTTTATATTCAGGATTGTATTTGTACCTGAAGTTGTTTTCTCCAGATAAATAAGTGTTAAAATACCCAGCACTTGTTTCATGTATGATACGACGCATTAGGTCATCTACACGATATAACGCTACCTCAACTGGCTCAATTGTCACACCTTGTTTCTGACAACTGGCCGCGCAGCGGTAAGCAATAATATCCCCGTCAATCAGGGAGGTCAACATCTATATAAGCTCCTTTTACCCTATGAGGGTATTCTTTATTTTCTAAGAAGCACCGAGCTTCTCCATCCTTGTATGCTACCCAAGCTATTTCTGTTGGTGTATTATGACAAAGATCATGAGACTCTCGGGCTTTCTGTGCAGCTATTATTTCATGTTGATAGACCCGATGGTAACCATACATGAAACCCATAGACACTACCAATACTCCTAAAAACTTACTGAACTTCAGCATCAAAGTTAGGCAAATCCTCAAAACCGGAATCACCTGCATCTGCTAGACCAAAGACATATGCTTCCAGATCACGAGCATAGGTAATTACGTCACTAGACTTGGGAGGTGTTTTAGCACCAGCAGTAAGAGCAGCGACAGCAGAACTAACACTAGATTGACGGACAATGAGGACTTGCCGCTGCGCACGTTCTTCGGGAGTTTCATAAGTAGATTTAGGAGCTAGAGTACCTTTGGTTGTTGCAGCAGCAGTAGCTGTAGGGTTGTCAGAAGAGGGTGTAGCTTTTACCCAATCGTTGTAGCCTTTATCGTTCTTAACTACATCAATTTCCCAAACAGAGTTTGAAGAGGCTTCTGCTAGAACCTTGAAGGTTTCAGCGGCAGCACCGAAAGACATAATCTTCTTAGACTCTACCTTACCTTGGAAGGATAGGTTTTTATATACAACTTCTAGTTCTTGATAAGAACCACGAGTAGTGGGTTTTGTGGAAACAGTGTTTGTTACAATTTGAATTTTCATTGTTTATTTTATCTTTAAAATTAATCTAATAGGAATCTTGTTCCTATACCTATAGTATAACATACTTAGTTGAGGTGTGTCAACATTTATTTGAACTTTTTCATGTCTTTCATATTAGGTCCATACTTACATTCACAAGCCATGGGACAAGTCCAGTCGTACCCAAATATAGCTTTGATATTCATAGGAAGGTCTTTAAATACTTGTTCAAAAATATTGGCAAGTGCTCTTAAATAACGCTTCTGTGTGTCTACAACAATTGAGTCATGAACAGTAGAAATGAAATCACAAGGAATACCTGCTTTCTTAATACGCTTGTATGCAGAAATACGAGCAATAGTCATAATATCAGCGCCAGTTCCTTGAACAGGAAGATTGACTAATTGGTTGATAGGGAGCTTTAATTCACCTTTATAATCCCTCTTCATCTCCAAGTGCCAAGAACGTCCTAACGGCCCTGTAATGTCCTTTCCTGCGGAAACTAAAGCCATCCATAATTTATGCTGTTTATCTAGGTATTTATATTTGGCATAGAACTTTTCATTCATAGAATCCCAGAACTTCGGATTGTTTGATACATGCTGAAAATTAGCATCGTTAGCAAAAGCCCATCCACTACCACGGAAGATTGTACGAAATAAGAAAATCTTTGCAATAAGTCGTGAAGGTAATTCAAAAGCACTTTGATTGTTGGTATGAGTATCCTCACCATTTATAATCTCTTGTATCCCTACTATTTCATTACTAAGTTCTAATGCAACCCGCCACTCTAATTGGCTTGCGTCACATTGCAAAAGCATTATTCATCCTTTGTTAATAGTTTACAAGGTGTACGTTGATCTAGCCGTGTGATTTGAATTTGAATTTCCTCAAAATGTCGTGGGTAACAAGACTTAAAATCTTGTAGGAATTTCCTAGCTCCTACAGTTTCCATAGAAGAAGCTAGGTCAGTAAGAACGTCATTATACTGTAGGTGTTCTAGTTCTTTAGTCATTATATTTCGAGATAAATATATCTTGAAGATCGCTGGCGAAATTTTGGAGATTCCTTTTGTTCAGAGAAGATCATCACTCTTCTCCCGCTTTCGCAGCTATACATTCCTGTATAGAGCAGACTATATCATCACACCAAGGTGTGCCATATGTTTCCACCCATTTGAGTGTACTCTCTTTCGAGATAGTCGTTGCACCTTCCAAATATCTATGGAGTTTCATATGATCCCCCATTTTCAATAATACTAAATTACTTATATCATTATTATGAGGATTAAAATCACAATGATGAACTACCCATCCTTTAGGAATAGAGTAGATACCTAGATGTTCACAAATAACGATATGGTGTACAAAAATATGCTTACTTCCTGCTCTACCTGTATACCATTCTGGTTTTATTCGCATCAAATAGCCCTTACCATCAGAAATATCACCTATATAATTATGGTGTTTTTCTGAGGTTTTTCCTGACATAGGATTCTTGTCTCCTATTTTACTCTTGCTATATGAATTAACTTTTCGTGCTTTTCTATAAGAACTGGAATAAGTATTTTTAACATATTTCCAGACATAAGTTAATTTTAATCCAAGAGTATCTGCTATTTGTTGTAAAGTTAAATCTGTATTTTCGTATAAGTAATTAATATTCATATGTACCTCTTATGGTAGATTGATTGGCTTGGCTCAGGATTATCCGATCTGGACTTCCCCTGAATTAATATGGTTTAAAAAGCCCTATTATTTAAGGCTTACTAGAAGAGAGCCTTCCAGAAATCGCGGTAGTTTGGTTGAACTGTCCATGAAGTACATTAGGTTCCCAATTCATTTCCTTACGGAGTTTAACAAGACCGTTATAATAAGTACCATTTAGTTTCTCACATTTACTTAGTTCAAGAATCTTTTCAATTACCCCTTTCTTACCTTTAAGTTTACGGAGAGTTCCCTCATCTGTAGAAAAGTTACCTTCTTTAGCCATTTCACTACCTTTGAGTGGAGTATAAAGTCTTGGAAGACGGTGCTCAATTATTACGTTTTTATATTTAGGTTCTCCTATACGTTGCCCTGTTTTATAAACTCCGACAAATTCTTTGGAATCTTCCCTAACAATGCCACCATATAGAAAGGCAGACAGGTGATCATTAGAACCAAAGTTAATAGGAACGTTGGGGTAAATGTTGGAGAGTTCTCGTGTAAGCGTTGATATTTTGTCATCAATTTCCTTTGCTCTTACTTGGCAAAGTTCTTCATCATAAGGTAAACCATTGGCTTCCATTTCCATAAGAATAAGCATGTCTTCACATTGAAGCTGACATAGTCTAATCTCGGCAGGAGTCATTAGTTTGATTTGAGCATAGTAACAAAGAAGTGTAATATGAGCATCATGGGAAGCATAAGCCTCAAGTATCTCCCAAGGTATTTCGTTAGTGTTAATTCCTTTGTCCCAATACTGTGTCTTAACTATATCTTCTTTGACAGGTACTCCGTATTTTATACAAGTCTCATTAAGGCTAGGGAATCTGTTTGTTTGCCGTGAAATAATAAACTCAGCAATTTGAACATCCCATACCTTTTTAAACTTAATTCCATGTTTGTTAAACCAGTGAGCGTCAAACTTGAAGTTGAATCCTACTATAAGATCATAATCATCAAGTATTTCTACAAGATTAGTACTAGAATATGTATTCCACATCTCTGCCCATGCTCCAAGATCATTGGCGCCACTGTAGCAAACTAACTTATTACGTTGGTCGTAAGGATTCCCCTTGTTCCAAGTTGTTGTCTCGGAATCCAGAGCTAGAACATTCATTGTGCTCCTCTAAAAATTTAATAAATTCTGGATTGGGTTCCACACCGGCTTCACATTTACTCGTTGTAGAACATGACAGCAGTTGTACGGAACACGTATGCAAGAATTCCTTTATCGTACATTTCTTGTTCACAGGCACCGGCATAATTATCTGCTCCTTCTAATGTTAGAAAAATACCAACAGGTGTACCTACATCTTCTCCATTTAAGTAACGACTAACTGCAAAAAGTGTTGTTTTAGTTTTAGGAATTTTCATTGAATGTCTTCATATCGTGCAACTTCAGCACGGATAATTACTTCTTTACGGCCATGCCGTAGATCAGGATTAGTATCTTCATCTCCTGCAAGTTTATTCTTACTCACATTTAGATAACGAAGATTCTCATACCCAACATCATGAATTTTACCTACACCTAGAATCCAATCAGCCTCGGCTTGTTTGGAAGTCTTAGCACTAGATACGTTATTCATGTTAAGCCATTTCTGGCCTTCACCTGTACCATCTGCTTGGCATACCGCGATGACAGCACAATTATATTCCTTGGCAAGTTCACGGAACCACTGATAGATAGCACCAAGTTTCAAGTCTTCTCGATCAGCTTCAAATCCTACAATTTTATCTATTTGGTCAACTACAATGAGTGATGGTTTGTACCGGCGGCATAACTTCTCAACTGTGGATTTATGAATTGCACCTTTAGGGTCATATAACATATGTTTACCCCTCGTCTTCTTCATATAAGCAGATCGTGCTCCCGCTGTATTCGAGTTGATGGAGGCAAGAGACAACCCCAATGACGCTTGGTAGCAACGAATTTTGACCTTATTACCCTTCTCTTCATTGTTAAGCCATATAATTGGTCCATCTTCCTCGTTAAGCTGTTCAGCCATGAACGTGGTTTCAGAAGCCAGAAGTGTAGTCTTACCTGTCTCTGGCCTAGCAAAGATGAAGCCAAAATCACCTCCTCGCAAAGAACCGAGCATCTTATTGAGTGTATCAAGACGCCATCGTAGACCCGGTTGCCTAAAGGTTTCGTTGAGTAGTTGATCAATATCGTCAGAGATAAAGGAAAATTCTTCCTCTGACTGAGTTTCTCCTTGAGTTTCAAGAGACTTGATAAGCTCATTAAGCTTTGCTTTATCGGCTTTCCCTTCGGTAATGTCATAGGCTGTAAGAGAAATCTCTTTTAGTATTTTATTTTCTACAAAGGACTGGAGTAAGATGTTTGTGGATTGGGTGGAAACTTCTAATTTTTCCAAAGTTTCAATGACACCCTCGTAGTAAGCAACATCCTTGTGCTTATGTGCAAACAAAAGATTTGCTAGGTCTGTGACCGTTAAATTGACTTTCTCTGTGTTAGTTTCATGGAAGCTATCAAGGACAGAGTAAACAGGACTTAGTTCTTTAGGTAAGTTACGAACATTAATTTTCTCTTTCCATCGAAACCATTCTTCATACAACAGGAAATTCTTTATAATACTTAATTCATGTTTAATATTAATATTCCTTTATTATATTATATACAAGAATACTTAAGGTATTCTTGTTATATAGTTAATATATTATAACTATAGTGTAACATATAAATACTTGACATGTCAAATGTATGACTAAACTATGCTGTCAAGATAGTCAGCAATCTTTCGATGTTCTTCTGATGTACCATCATTTTTAATCCTGTTAGCCCTCCAAGAAATCACTTGAACATTACCTTTAACATAACCTTTACCAGCATATATTTGATCAAAACTAGGGCTATTTTCCTTGGTAACCTCTGAGAAATAGTCCAACTCTAATCCCAAAATTGGACAATTAGCATTCCAGATAACATCCCCAAATTCTATGGTCCATTCCCACCCAATACGTTTTGCATTAGCTTTCTTTGATCTGAATTTATCTCTTTGTTTTTGATATAACTCAGTTTCATTTTTAGCTCCCCATTTTGCATTGGATTTTTCAGCTTTAATTCTACGGTTGACAGAATGACCATAGCCATGATTCCAATCTGGAATATATTTATCTATAATTTGCTTCATACGCTGTCTAGAGATTCCATAACGTCTTGCTAGAGTTGCCATAGTCATACCCATAGAACCACATTCTTTAATCTTAGTAATTTCTTCTTTCCAATTTACTTTTGATTTATAAGGCATTAATCTCCTTTACATTAAACTTCCAGTTTATCACATCTTTATTAACTTGTCAAGTATTTCCTTATTGCTGTAACATTTGGGGTCTTGTTCACTAAAAATTGTAGTTGCTGATAGACCCACAAGTTTACAAGCGTCTGCAATAGACCTAGCCTCTCTCCATTTATCAGAATCTAACCAAATTGTAACGGAGTCGTATAAGGCCCGTAAAGCGATTATTTTGCTTACTGGTACATTAGTACCAAGTGCAGGCATTGCATCACACTGATGGGCTATACAGATGGCTGAAAGGGCATCTTCTGTTATAATTAGTTTTTTATCTAAGCCATCCAGTTTATTTCTCCATCTTCTATGTGAAAGGCTTCTCTCTCCGTAAAATTCATCTGCATATATTCTGTTGCTGTTATCAGTAACTTTGTAGATTGGGAGGATGTCCCTTGTAGTTCCAACATTGTAATATTTGCTTTTATTTGCCCTTTCGGGATTAAAGTTCCGTGATTGTATACAGACAAGCTGTTTTTCTTCGTTGTAATAGGGGAAGATGAGTTGTTCCCAGTAGTCTGACCAGAGGATTTCTCTACTAATCGCTTCTTCGACAGAGATTCCAAATCTTGCAAGGTATTTGTATATACGCTCTGGAAAATCTGTTCCTGCATCATATTGAAGTACAAGTCTTTTACTTTCCCCATCAACTGCTCCTTCTGTAATTCTTTCTGAGACATAGCCTGAGATGACACCTCTTCCATGGGAATGGCACCCGAAGCAGAAGTAACTACCGTCGTCATATTCTGCTCGGTTGTCTCTGCTTCCACAGTTGGGGCAACTGATGTGTTTAACAAATCTGGCAATTTTATTGCTCCTTATCGTTCAAAGATTTTGAAGGCTGTTTACAATAACCCTAACAAAACAAGACTGATTTTTACATCCTTATTTTTATACTCTTCAATTTCTTGTTGTAAAGTTTTACTTTGGTTAATAACGTTAGCAGGAGTTCCTACTGGAACAACTATTTGACCGGGAGGATGTTCTACATCATGAGCAGGGTTCATTCTAATTACCATGTTGGTGCTGCCTATATGGTTACTTCTGTACTTGCAGACAGATGAATAATATTCCCATCTATATCTGTACAGTAAGAATACATCCCGTCTACGTGATCAAAATAGTAGTATTCATCTATACCTACTATTTTAATATAAGTATTTTTAGGAACCTCATAAAGTTTCATACTTTTTTATCTTCTTTCTTAGATAGTACACAAAGATATGTCAAGGATATTTGTTTCTTTTTAAATTCTACATATGGTATAAGAATAGTCCTGATATCGGCTACAATAACATCTTTATCTTTATAGCCAAGGACAAGAGCTAATTTTTTATTAATTTCCAAATCAGTTATTCTTCATACTCCTCGTTAGTTTCACCATCATAATTACCATCTGTATACTCTATATCATCATCAATTGTATTTAGACATTTGTTACAAAGATCAACAAAGTTTCCAGATGTTTTAAATCGCCGAGTTGCTTCTTGAGTTGTCAAGATAACATTACAAGCTTGACATCGCATTATCTAGCTCCTCCCTTTATCCAAGAAATAACACCGTTATCATGTACTATTTGACCAAGGTCTTTAACGTCTGGTCTAACTTCTGAGTTATAGTTCTTATTATAGTAGTACCAATATTTATAAAAATCCTCTGGTACAGTGAATTTCCACTTTCTAATTATACTTTCATAATCACCATATGTAGGGATGGCAGTATCAGTCTGACGTTCAAGAGAACTCCATACTTGTTCAAAAAATTTAAACTCTATATTATTGTTACAAACACGGATTAAGTAGGAAACAAGTGAAATTAGATATGTATTAGAGAAGAAATACTTAGGAATAAATATTACAAGACCTTGTTCTCTCAAATCCTCTATGAGTAGTTCTTTATCTTCTTCTACTTCTGCATTAATTACGTTGCTAATATTTGAAATAAACTTATCTTCATTCACAATATTTTTCAATAAGAAGTAGCAACCTTCCTCGTTTATATTTATTTTTTCAGTATCAAAACCATATACCTTAAATACTTGTCCATGATATTTAGCTACAAGATCATTTAGGTAATCTTTACAACGAAACTCAGCAGTTTGTGGTACAAGAGTATCATCCTTACGGAATAACAATACCCATCTCAATGGATTATTTTGTGGTGATTCTGTTAAGAAATAATCTTTAGGTTTACCTACAATTTTAAGCATATTGTTTGATTTCTTCAACATATTTTTGGATGTTTGAACCTGTGATTCCCGGAGCAGAATTGACCTCTATAATGAAGAGTTCATTGTTTTTCTCATTATATCCAATGTCAACACCCCTGAAGTCCGATGGGCTGATCTTTGCTGCAACAAGGGCAAGTTCACGTATTCCTTCTGGCTCATTGGATACTTCTTGACAGAAGATGTAACCATTTGCTAAATTCCTTATTTTAGTATCACGTTGATCTATCCATCCTACTTTCTTACGCTTTTCTACAACACTTATAACTGTATCTTTAAATATATGAACACGAAACTCACGTTTCTTCTTCTTATACAGTGTATATACAGGGCAATTGTTAGGAGCTTGGTCTTGTATAGCTTTTGAGTCAAAAATTATAATACCTTTGCCACAACTACTATTCAGATACTTACGACCAAATACAACTTTACCATTAGCATACCAATCATTGGCTATATATCCACTGGTTGTATACTCTAATGCTGATAGTCCCTGTTCTTT